CCAGGATATATGAAGGATAGGCTGCCTGTGCCTGGCCAGTCACTCTACCAACAGCATAAATATACTTGATAGCTGTGCTTGCCCTGTCATAGGTATCAGTAGTTTCACTCATTGATGAATCTTCAGCCGCAGTAAAAGCACCGCCTTTTGCAGTGATCTTATTGTAATCAGCTGTCAATCCCTGGTTTGTAACTCTTGGGATCAATTCAACTAATGGAGTAAACTTTCTTGTCGTGTCAACAACTCTTGGATCAAGATAAACTGGTATCATTGCATAACCAGCTGTTCCTGCTCCACCGCTTGTTGTTGTCAAGGACTTAAATCCGATATCAAATGCAGATTTAAGCTGAGACCTGATGTCAATTCCTCTCCAACCGTCGACATATCGAGTTCCTTCAGGCATTGCTCCAAAAGAATGGCTATAAGCGCTTTTGTCGTTTATCTTGCCGACTTCTCCTGTGTGTATGCCCTCTTGTAAACTGTTTGTCATCTTAAGCTATGGCATCAAGAGGTTCAATGGATTTCTGCTCCAGAAGTTCATCTTTCTTTTGGGGTTCAGCCAATGATTTATGAACTGGCTTTTTTAATAAAGCCTTAATCTCTGCATTTTCTTTTTTCAATGCTTCGACTTCTTCTCTCAGAGCTTTCAATTCACTTTTAGATTCAACATCGCCTGAATCAACAGATTTCTCTTCAGTTTCTTCAACAGAATCTTCAGAGTTTTCTTTTTGTTCTTCTTCAGGTTTTGTTTTATCCTTACCTTTTACCATGTTTTTCCTCCCGTAATTTAATTTATCACTTTCGTGAATATGATTTTTGACTTCCAGTTGATTTTCTATTTCTGGGTTTTTTGATTTCTCTTCTTTGTATTCGTCTACTGCATCAATAGATTTCATGAAAACATCTCTGATCTGAGAAACAGTATTAACAGGATTTCCGGTAAGCGCAACATTCAATAATCTAACATCATCCAATAACCTTACTTCTTCTCCATTGATTGATTTATTAGCTATCTTAGTCGGAATATATGCAATTGAAAAAGCATCAAGATATCTTTCTATAACATTCCCCTTTATTTTTTCGAACTCTTTATGATTCCTGTTTAATTCTGCTTTTACCCCGAGCCCGAATCTCCCATCATTAAAATCTTTTACAGTTGCATCAATTATTTTTCCAGCTGGAACTCTTGTTTTGTTAATTTCTTTTTCTTCAACACTACTTCCCCTGAATGCTTCATGCTCAATATCCAACTTTATATTTCTCTCTAAAATCTGTTGTTGCATAGAACTCAGACAATTTTTTGTTACAACATCATTAACTAAATCCTTGTCAGTTGTAGAAATAAAACCTTCCATGAACACTCTCTCTTCCCCTTTGACTTCAACTACATTCACATTGAATGGTGTTGTAAAAATAAAGCTTGCCTCTTTCATTTTATCCTCGATTTAAGCTTAAAAGCTGAATTTTATATTTAAGGATACTTGCTCAAATGATGGATTATTCTTTGTCCTCTTTTTTAGAAATAAATACTACACTTGATCTGCAATTGACATGAGCTGGAGGAGCTGGCCCTTCCCACCCCGTTTCATCATCTTTAAAGTTTTCATTTAATCCTACAGTCTGTCCATTAAGCCTCATGCATATCTCGCTTGTTCTGTCATCCTTTGTTGCAACCCACTTTTTTAAAAAATCTTCATTGCTTGATTTAAAAGCCTGGAGCTTTCCCTGATTCTCTGCTCTGGTTGTTTCTGTTCTTGCGATCATCTCTGCTCTGTTTTCTCCGGAATCAAAAACTTTCTTTACTCTGTTCTTTAAATCAGTTATTCCTTCACCGGACATAATTCCTCTTTGGAGTTCCGCTCTCAAATCGTTTTTAATCTCCTCAGTTAAATCCATTATGTTATTGAAAGCATAATCCTGGATATATTGCACAGCTCTCTTATTAATCATAAAATTTCTATTAAGCTGTTTTTCAGCGGAATCCCATCCATCCATAAAAGTTTTTTTGATAACAGTATCACTAATATTTTTCAATCCCTCAAAAATCATTAACTGCTTAATTGCTTTCACTACGTCATCAACGCTCTTAATCTCTGATAATTTATCCTGTCCAATTTCTTTTTCTATAATATCTTTTAATTTTTCTTCATTCTTTTTTAAAACATATACTATGCTTTTTCTCAGTCGTTCATATCCCATTTCTTCCCCTTCTTTTGGGATCAGAGGGTTTTGCTGTGCCTGAAATGATTTTTTGTCTATGCTCTTTTCTTCATCAGAGTTTTTATTACCATCGTCCTCTTTTTGATTTTGATTTCTGTAATCTCCAAAATTAAAACTTGTTCCCTGATTTCTTTTAGGATCATCATCCCCCCATTCTACATCCTCCATTCCTTCTTCTCTTCTTATTTCATTAACTGTTTTTATTCCTGCATCAATTTGCAGTTTGTATAATGTTGCTTTTTTTGTTTCTTCTTCAACATCAAACATCTGATATTTAAATTTGATATCTTCATATCCAAACTCTGAAATTATTTCTGTGTTGACATGATATTCAATAAGTCTAAGAAGTGGATTTATTGCTCTCTTTCGAAAAACATTTGACTGTACTAATTGATTTGCCATTCCTTTTGCATCTTCAGTATAACCCAATTCAACTGCAGTAACTCCAAAACAGGCCCATACCATCTTAGCCCACCATTGCTGTCCTTCAATTAACTGCAATTCTGAATTTGTAAATCCCAGTCTTTCAAACTTTGGCATCTTCCCTATTACAGGCATCTTATGAAAGACTTTTTTCCATTTCCCTGCACTATCCTTAACTCTCTGCTGTTCTTCCCATTGCTCTTTAAATGCTTTAATTTCATCTGAATCACTTCCGTCAAGTCCAATGACTCCTGGAGGGATAGAATTCTCTCTGAAATAATCCAGATTATGCTCGATAGCATAAATTAAAGTTTGAATTGAATCTGCCAGTATCTCAACAGGACTTCTTCCATAAACAGAATCTGATCTTGGATTTCTCTCAAGCCATACAATTTCTTTTTTACCAAATGGCACGGGCCTTGCTCCCGTTATCCATCCATATTGAAAGTAGGCGGCCTTTTCTCTTACATCCTGGGCTGTTATCCATCCGGGTTCCATCTTTCTCGATGATTCCAGAATTTTTTGTGATTCCGGTGTGTTGAAAGCTCCTGGAATTTCAACAATAGTTGAATCGAATAAGATATCTTCTCTATCTGTTATAAATCCATGAAGGTCCGGATTTTTTGTAAATGTTGCGCCATCTCTTGCAACTATCTCAACCATCTCACCTGCTCTGTTATAAATCTTATTAATAACTCCTGCATCAATTTCTAAAATATCCCTTACAAAAACTCTAGTTATTTTCTCCCAGCTCTCTTTATTTGTATTTGGATTATCAAAAAATGATTTAACATGATCAATTTGTTTTTGTTTCTCGGGGCTTATCTCATCGCCGCTTTCTTCAGATACAATTTCCCATGGCACTGCACTAATTTCATCAATAATTGTAGTGATGCACATATCAACAAATGGAGTAGCTGCTAATCTCCTTAAATTTGGAAGGTCTTCATATCTTGGATATCCAAATGGAGGCTTATAGAAAAAATTAGGTATGTAAGACTTTGGAAGTCCGCCTCTTGTGATCTCGCTAACTGATTCTACCGCCGGAACTGTTTTCTTTTCTGGAACTAATCCAAATAAGTTTCTAAATGTTCTCTTATTTTTCATGAGTATGAAATGGGAATAGGGATGAATCTGACAGGCAAAATTATCTTTTAAGGATACTTGCTTATTTGATGGATTATTTTATATGAAATCAAAGGCTAATGGCGGCCTTAAAACAAAAAACATTCTCATCATCATTGCATCCCCTACATCTGTTGATCTCCCAAGACTTTCTTTTATTTCCTCTTTTGATAAAATAGTCAATGGAACATCTTTTCCAGGATCTTTTTGTTTAATTTGTTCTAAATCCTCAATAATTAATTCTCTGATCTCAACAGGCACATCTCTGTAAATTCCTATCTGTCCTGTATTGACGTAATTTGCCAATTCGAACCAGCACTGAGCTTTGAGATTTCTGTAATTCCTTAATGATTTATCTCTATCATTTTCTTTTTTGTTTTTTATTGGCTGAGCATTGTTGACAAAACCCTTAACTCCTGAGAGATTTTTAACTAATCCAAATCCAACACCGTCTTCATCCACTGCACACTTGCTTCTTGGAATGTTTTTTTCAATCAATATTTTATCAAGCTCATCACTTGAGATATTATCTTTTAAAATTATTTTTTCAATAAACCAACCATCCCAGATAATAATTACTGTTTTATCTCTACCTCTCCCTGCAACATCTACTGTGCAATATTTCTGTCCTCTTTCTGCACCATTTGTAAACAAATCAACAATAGCATCATAGCTGAAAAGCCGTGTTGGATCATCATCGTATTCAAAATTTCCATATAATAATCTCTCCTTGCTAACTCTATCTAGTTTCTTTAAGTTCGCGATGTAATGTTCTGAAATAAAAGGATTGTCTCCAACCAGTGCAGGAGTGAAGGCCCGGTATGATTCAATCTTTCCTTCTTTCCATGGCTTATAAAATTCAAAATATAAAAAATTCTTTGATGGATTGCTTGCAATTAAAAGTTTAGGAATAAGACCAAATTCATCTAACTTGTATCTGATTCTTGACATCACTATATTTTTTGCTTTTGCAGTGATCTGGCTTGCCTCATCAATAAAAGCTCCTGTGTATTCAGTTGATCCTAAACTATCAAATTCCGGATCGCTTGGATATAAAAATAAATCTTTAAGATAAATTGAACTTTCATTAGAGAATCTGATAACTCCTTCCATAGGATTGTATTTATAATGCTCTCCTGGAATAAATCCCCAAGATCTGCATATTTGAAGGAATGTTAATAGAGTTGATTCTTTTAGACTTTTTAAAATGGCTCTACCCATCAACCATCTGCTTCCAGGGTATTTTATGCAATTGAGGATTAACCATGCGCATCCTAAATAAGATTTACCGCCACCTGCTCCTCCGCCATAAAATATTTCTGTGTGAACTCTATCTCTTAGTAATTTTAAGCATTCATATTGCTTTGATGATGGATTCCAATCAACTACTTTCTCCTGTATCTGCAGGTCCTTTAGATTCATCATTATATAAGCTGTCAGGTTCATTAACTCTAATTTTGATACCGCCCAAATCTAGCTTTTCTGCCACTCTATCTTTAAGCCCATAATCCTCTAAGAATTTAGTAAAAGATTGAATAGATTCAAAATAAAGCCTGACTGATTTCAATTGAGTTGTTTCATTTGGACTATCCATTAACCTTATTGACTTTGTTATGGCTTTGTCAAATGTTATCAGAAATTTGTTGGCAACTTCTTCAATTATCGGCTTTGGAACTTTCTTAACTATCCTTTTAATATCCATATAAATCTGTCTTTCACTAACCTCATACTCTTTTGCTAATTCCTGAACCACAGAGCTTGAAATCTTCCATGCTCCTGCTTCAGCCATAAACTTCAGTATTTTTTCCTGTCTCTCTCGATAATTGCTGTTTTTCTTTGCCATTTTTGAAGTTTTTTGAAGTTACAGTTTAACTGCTTCTTTCCCGGTTAATTCCTGCCACCTGCTTATAATTCTCTCCACATATTTTGGGTCTAATTCCATCATATAGCAAATCCTATCGGTTTTCTCACAAGCTATCAAAGTGCTTCCGCTACCCCCAAATAAGTCTAACACAATATCTCCGGTGTCTGAGCTGTTCTGTATAGCAGTCATAATTAAACGAACTGGCTTTTGAGTTGGATGCACATACTTGATTGATGCTCTTCTTCTAACATACCAGACATCACTTTGATTTCTCTCTCCCCGGAATTTCTTTTTATCAAAATAAAAATACATCATTTGTTCAAAGCCTGAATGATAGTCTCCAGGAAGAATTGAATAACCATTTTTTACCCATACAATCATTCTTGCTCTTGTTGTCAAATTCTTAATAACCCATTCATTGATTGGCCCTATCTGCTTTGAGCCACAGCATACATAAACAGCTCCCTCACATATTCCTGTGTTAATCAGATCAAGCAAGTCTAAAATATTAAAATTTACATCACCCATAATTCCGCCAAGTTCATTGACTTTTCTTCCGCCTTTTCTTCTTTCTTCAGGAATATAATTAACAGAATAAGGAGGATCTGTAAAAATCATAGTGCTGACTTTTTTATCCATCAATCTTTGCACATCAATTAAACTTAAACTGTCTCCACACATCAATCTGTGTTTGCCTAACAAAAAGATATCACCTTTTTCTATTTGCATTTTATCACCTCGAATTTCGCATTTGGTTTGTAAATAAGATATCTTTCAATGACAACACTTACATAATTCGGATCAAGCTCGATTCCATATCCTTTTCTATTCAGCTGATCTGCTGCAATGATTGATGTTCCGCTTCCAACAAAAGGATCAAGAATTAATTCTTTTTCAAAAGTAAAAAATCTTATACAATTAAATGGTAGCTGTACAGGAAAAGGAGCAGGATGATTTCCGCCGAGAGCTGTTTCAGTCATCATTTCCCAGACATTTCCGGAATATTTTCCCAATAAAATATCAGGTATTTGTTCTCTTTTTTCTTTCTTGTTCTCGCCAAATTTGTAAGTTATCAACGAGTCATAGATTTGAGGGTTCTCTTCATCTGAATATAACTGAATTATTTCTGTCTGCACTTTTGGAATGTAATATCTTGGAAAAGGATTTCTGCTCGTTATTGTTCCGCGAGCGCTCCCCAATGGCTTACTCCAATAAATATTCCTGAAAAAGACATAACCAATCCCCTCAAGGATTTCATCGTATTTTGCAGGC